AATATCTTTTAATTTAGGACTATTACCAACTACAAACCTTTGTTTCATTAAAAACCTGCCTGCGCCAATATATGACGTGTCATTTCTGCATCAGCAGGATAGTCACGCAAATGCTTTTCCCAGAATGGTGGATCAATAAATCCCATTATAAGACCTAGTTGAGTTTCAGTCATGGTGGATAGTTTTTCATTTCCGCTTTCACAGCAATAAATTGCCCAAGCACTAATGCGACCATTTTGAATATGTTGTATAAGTCTATTTGCACTTACTTGCGTAAAATATTCATGCAACTGATATTGTGGAAACTCTTCACTCCATGATTGCATAGTTAATATACTACGCTCAAGCGCATCGGTAGCACTTTCTTGTCGCAAAATATGAAACAAATACTCAGCATATATTGTATCACGGCACCAATTATCAATCTTGTAATTCTTTTTCAAAACCCAATCTATAAATTGATCAACATTAATTGCACTTATATTAACACAGTGTTTTCCAAATTTAACAAATGCACCATATAGTGTGCTTTCACAAAAATTTTCATATGTTTTTAACTTTGCACTGCCTTGTGTAAGTTCATAAAATCTTAGCCAAGCATTAAAACCAATTACTACGCCTTTATCATTTTTTTGTAAATGGCGGCGTTTTGGCTGACACTGATGAACATTTAATGTGCTTTCACGGCTGAACCTTACGCCACAATATTTGCACACATGTTCTGTAGAATTTTTTTGCAACTCATTCATATTATAATTATAACAGTTTTTGTGCTGCAGTGGTAATATAATATTTCCACGATGTCAAATCAAATCCACGAATTATCTCTTCGTGAAGTGGAAGTTCACTTGGATCATATGGCGGTGTAACTGTGTTAATTAGTTGATTATAATAATCAGGATAACTTCCGAACCAAATTTTAGGTATAGTAATAAAACTCGTTACTTTGTGGATGAATATATGATGAGGATGTCCATACTCACCTTTCTCATTATGAGTAAGTATTATATCTACACCATCGCATACAGCACGTATCCACTGTTCTGCATCACCACTATTAAATCCAAGTTCGTTTTTCTTTACACTTTCCCATTTATCAGGCAAACCAGCAAAAATGGTAGGAATATTACGTTGTTTCCAAAATTCTGCGATTTCTGCGCCACGAGGATCGGTTCGTTGATAGGTAAGATAGCAAATTGTCCAATCCCAATCACGATGTTCCATAATGAATTGATAACCAAAAATTGCACAATCATCTGGATGCGCAACCATGCATATGGCTTTCATATTATTCTTTCTTTCACAAAATCATCCCATGCTTTACGTTGGTCAACATCTAAAAGTTTATATGCACGAGGATGCACACTTGCAGTAAGAGCCGTATGATCTTTCTGTAAATTAAAAAACCAGTTATGAAATGTATCTACTTCATAATCAGCAATATGATGCACACCAATTTTTTGTTTGCCACTATACAAATCATCAAACAAGGTATTTTTGCTTATCCAAGCACTATAACATAAAAATTCAGTAATACCATGTGTATTTGGAGTTACCTTGCTTGGAAATTGACAATTACTTTCAAACCATTCTACATAATTTGGTTCGCTTGCAACCATGTCACGCATAGAATGCGTGTGCGCAACAAAAGGAACGCCAGCAGGACTAATCCAGTTAAAATTTGTAATATTATATTTTTGTTTTAAGAACTCTAGTCCACTTTGCCAGTGTGGACTAGTGCAAGGCCAACTAGCAAAATGCGCACGATTATATTGATCAAATACTTCTTCAATCTCAAATGGACGAACAAACCATGTTTTGGCATCAAGTATCATGCACCACTTGCTTTCTGCATGTGCCGTGCCTAATATCTTACATACTTGTTGTGTATACCAACCTGTTAAATGTTCTTTAGGATAGTAACCAAATTCATTACGGTGAAATATACGTAGTTTATCATGATGATAACCCCACCATAAAGTATCTATATCACTATGTGTAAGTGTATCATCGTTCAAGATAACATAAATGTTTTGTATTTCATCAAGAAAATAGTAAGCTATACTGTATGCTTGTGTTTTAAGCAACTCTAATTCATCACGATAAACAACAGTAAGCAAGTCCATTTTATTTTGTAATCTCGTGTAACGTTCGTGCTTGAATAAGTGCATCAATTACACTTGCATCTTTACTTTGGAATACTGGTTTCCATTCTTGCCACCATGTAACTAATTCAATCATATCAGGTGTAAAGTTCAAATATAACGATTGACCACCATATGTTTCACTTACAAGTATTGATGCTACTCTATAATCATTTGTTGTTGCAGTTTTTATGGTCATTTTAGTGCCTCTTTGATTTCTTTATCGCTGTATCCAAGTTCAACTAACATACTTTTATATTGTTCATCTGTCATTTTATAAGAAAGAAGTTCCGCTTCATCGTTTTTAATATGCGGATATAATTCTAACATTTTCTGTGCTCGTTTGTTCTTAGCAATCTTGCTACTGTATGCCATCCATTCATGGCGATGCTTGCCCATGTTAGGGGAGACAGTAGTCAATAGCAGCCATTGTAATTTAGGATGCTTATTGATATCAAAGAAACGCTTGTTTACACGTTCATTCATTGCTTGTAGATAATATTGCTGCAATTCTGGAATACCGTTGACTACACTGCCCCAACGCAACATAAGATATGTAGAGAACTTCTTACGTTCTTCATCGGTGAGTTCATCATAGAAAGCACAGTTCTTAGTATCCAACTGTGCCATTTCAAAGCCAATGTCAAGTTTGTTAACCACCTATAAATTCCCGTTCTTCTTCTTTTTGCTTTTCTTGACTCATCTCATAAATTATATACATTTGATCAGCCAGGTCTTTTAGCGTAGGATTGGTTTCGGTAGCACGAAGAATTGCTAACCATCTAGATTTACGAATGGTTACATCGCTATCGTAATCAAGAGTGCTGATACCACTACCTTGTGTTTTAACGTTTGCCATAGGTTATCGTTTCCAATATTTCATGGTTTATGTGGTCAATCATAGTTACAGTCATAATGTCAGACAACTGTTCTATTGGATCAGGTTGTGCTTCTTCACTCATGTTATACAACACGCGCAACTGATTTGCAGCATCTTTAAGCGTAGGATTGGTTTCTGTTGCTTTAAGTATAGCCATCCATTCAAGATACTCATCAGTATAATAATGTTTTGGTGGTGGTATTGGTCCTAAAATGCTCATGGTAATATTATACTATACTATATTTTGGATGTCAATAGTCTCGCTTGCACGACTAATTTCCTTAACAAAGTATGCACAAACTGGTTTTGGACCTTCACTAATTGGGATACAAAGCAACTGTCCATTCTTTAGTTTAGGAAAATACCAACGCACATCTTGATAAACATCTTCAATTTCTATTGGTAAAAAGTTAGCACGAAAACTACTCAACGGGTTAAATGTAAATGCTTGGAATCCACGATCATTTAATTTTGTAAGTGGTAGTGCTTCTAGATCACCAATTTCTGCTTCACCAATAAGAATACGCCAATTATACGGCATCATAATACGATGTTGTCCTATTTTAAGAACAAGTGCTGGATCATTAAAACTTTCTAAAAATACTAGCGGCAAAAAATAATAATCTGCTTCTGGTGGGTTACTATTGTCTAGCACACAGAATCGCAGGTCATCAACTTGTTCTGGTAAATTATTCATCTCAAATACGGTATTGTCTACTGTTAGTATTCTCACTGTTTTTCCTTAATAAAATTATAATATAATTCAGCAATAGCAACTTGTCCATCTGGATGTGTATGGTAACCAGGGTCTGGACCTGTTAATGGATAACTATCGCAAAATGCACCTAGTGCAAAAGGTGGTGGTGCAAAATATTTGTCCGTAAAATCTCGTGGGAAATCATGATTCCATCCTCTGCCACGAATATATGAGTTCCAACCATTAAAAATAAAAGGTATCTTTAACGCATCAAGTTTCCATAAACCACTGAACAGCACCCAATTGTCTACTTGACGTTTCCAGTGTGCATCATAAAGAAAGGCTGCGTAACTTTCCATAGCCTTGCGAGTATGCCTATCAACTTTAGCAATACGATAATTATGTTCATAATTTTCAATTACGCTAAACATGGTTTCAGAAATCATACGATAAGGATGCGCATCGCCGTAATTAAAGTTTTTTAGTCCATCTTCCCAACGATAACCGTTACGATTTTCTGGTTTTGCACTATGGTTAGGGCTACCATCAATTATCTTTATAAATTTTTCAATCGGAAACTCTAATCTATCTTCGGTGGTGCTAGCAATTAATACCCAATCAGGTTTGATCTTAATTGCTTCATCAATTTGTAACCGTATCACATTATTACCAATACCTTGGCGAGCAAAACTTATAAGTTCTGCACCAAGTTTTGTAGCAAGTATTTCACTCCAGTGTGTGCCACTATATTCAGGAAGATTACTAACTGCGCTAAATGAACAACCACACACTACTATTTTCATTTGTAAACACTCTTTTCTTGAGTGAACGGATATTTTGCATCTTTATAAAATTGTTTGCGTTTTGTAAGATGTCGTTTTGCAAAATTACAATCTGCTGTTATGTCCCATATTTGGACAAAATCTTTATCTTCTGCTTTGCGTATGCCACGACCGATAGACTGAATGACACGAACGAATGACTTGCCAGGTTCAATAAGAACAAGATTAAAAATACGAGGAATATTAATACCAACTGCAGCCACTCCATAAGTTGCGATAATAATTTTATCGCTAACATCTGCAACTTCATCATAGTGTTCTTTGCGTTCATCTACTTTCATATCTCCGTGAACAAAAACGCTGTTAGGTAATCGTGAAACAAGTTCATCACCACATTCACGGCGATCAACTAGCACAAGTGTATTGCCAGTTTTAATAATTTCACCAATCATGTTTGCAAGATAATCCAAACGCTCACTATTGGTAGTGAGATATTTTAGTTCGGCTTGATAATTTTTGAACTGACTGTATTCAACAGTTTGAACTATATTCACATGGCACTGACTTAATACACCACGTTCTTGTAGTTCAGCCGCACTTAATTGATTAAGCACCTGACCAAATGATACAAGCAGCGCAGCACGTTCAAACTGTTCTTTTGGAACTGTTCCTGTTAAGCCCCAACGAATAGGAACATTAGCAAAGTGATCTGTGAGTAGTGTTTTAAGAACTTCTGCTTTTGCTTGATGCACTTCATCAACGATAATAGCAACAACATTTAGCATGGCTGTCCATTCATCGCCATCTTTATTTTTCTTTAGCAGATTGTTTAGGCTTTGCCATGTGCAGATAGTATGTGTGCGACCTAATTCTTTACGGTCACCGAAATAAACACCAACATCTAATCCAAGATTTATATAATCTGCTTCTGTTTGTGTCACAAGACTTTTATTGGGCACGATGATAATAGTGCGACCATACTTTTCAACGCTGTGCGATAGTGCTGCTGTCATAATTGTTTTGCCAGCACCAGTTGCTACTTCTTGTATACCTTGTGGATTGCTTAAAAACTCGTTTACAATTTCAACTTGATAATCACGAAGAACTATTGGTTTGCCTTCTTGTGGATGACCTTTTGGCCAAGTTTTATTACTAAATGTATTTTCATTAATTGCAACAAACTCAAGTTGTTGTCGTGATACACGATGATCTACAACTTCAAAATCCCAATTACGGTCTTGCAACCACTCTATAATTTCTGGTAGTAAATTAATAAACGTAGAACCGCCAAGTTGAAAGTAAGCAACCTTACCATCCCAACGGCCTAACTTAACACTGGGTAAATGACGTGCATAAGGGACTTCATATTTGAATTTCGTCACTAATCTGCGACGAGTATCAACATCAAGTCCCTCTATTTTGCAATTAACTTCATCCCTAATTACAATTTTGCATAACATTCATATAATATAATGTATGTTTATGTTAAATGCAATATTAATCTATAGCGATGCTATCAGTAGTTCTTGCTTTATATAAAAATGCTTCTGTTTCAGAAGTAACAACGCCTGTAAGTAATGCACTTACACGTGGAGTGAAACTGGCATTTGCTGTATAATGCGGTGTATCTTTGTGACTGAATGTATGGAAGTCGCCTGCTTTCCAGTGTGTATAAGTGTAGTTACCATAACCAAACCACATACCTGGTTGCCAGTCATTAAGCATGACCATTACACGCAATACCTTACTTGGATCAACGTCTGCAATAGTATTGCGACGATGGAATACATCGATATGGTAAGGAAACACTTGACCAGTTCTTTGAACATGAACAGTATGCCACTGTGGATTTGCAAAGGCAAAACAATCAATCATCTTTTGAACTTTTGGTCCCCATTCAGCAGTCTTTGTTATAATCTGGTATTTGTCGTAATCAACATCTGTCTTATCAAAGAATTGCTTTTCAAACTCATACTTGCCATTTTTAAGTTGACCATGATCTGCATCTGGACCATTATAACTTTCTTCGTGATATTTTGTTTGTTTTACGTTACCACGAACAGCCATGCTTACAGGCAGTGCTCTTGAAACGATTTCTTCAACTTCATCACTCCAATCACCACTAAAACGTCCTAAACCAATAGCCGCATCAAAACGTGGATCAATTCTATCATTATCAAAGTGATAAGCACTTAGTGATTTTGCTTCTTGAAACCAATCTAAATCATTCATTTGTATTCTCCAAGTTACTACTATTTATTGGCTCACGCCAAGGAATACAAGATAATTGAAGTCCACTAACCAATCCTCTGCCATAGTCTTGTGGATAATACAAAGTTTTAACACCATCCCAGTAATTTTCAGTAGGATCAGCATAGGTAGGAGTTAATCTATCAGTAAAATTAGTTCTAATCCATTCTTTTGTAAGTTGTGATACAGGTAAATTATGCTTACGATTCCAGTGTTTAATTGCATAATGTTGATAGCAAATTTCTTCCCATAACATTTCATAATCATTATGAAAAATATGTTCAGGATATGGGTCATATACATGGTTAAAACCATCACATAATCCCCAATTAGCCAAGCAACGATGTGGATCATTATTAATTGTTATAATTGCTGCTTCTGGAAACTGTTCCATAATTTGATCTAGATGATGCGCAAACTCATGACTTTTGTGAATACGAATTAGTATTTCTTTATCTGGTTGTGGTAAGAATACACTATCAACTACTGATAAGATTTCTTCACGAGTATATTTTCCAAAGTTTAGTATCCAATCACCAAACTCATTACCAACGTTAAAATAAGCACCACGATGCGGTATCTGTCCAGTATCACGTTTCCACTGACGTTTTTCATTCCAATCGCTATTATCTATATCAAGGAATGCCTCACGCAATCTACGGTCACAACCACTCCACATACTGCCAGGCGGACCAGTAAGAAATATTCGTTTTATCACTTGCTTATTCATCATCATCTCCAAAGAACTTAGGTATTTTACTTTTTATTTCATCATTTGTCAAATATCCTGTTTTCCATGGATAACAAGAAACTTCTACGGTAGGTATTAAACCATGACTACCATCACGTGACATATGTAATGTCTCAACTCCATCATATATTCTTTCTTTGCTATTTGCAAACTTAGAATTTAGCGGAACTTTGAAGTTTGACTGAATGAATTTTTTAGTGAACCGTGAAGTTTCTAGTTTCATTTTACGGTTCCACAGTTTAATTGTCCAGTGATGCAAATTTATTTCTTCCCAAATGTGTTCATAATCTAAATTAAAAACTTCATCTGGATATTTGTCATAAGGTGTAGTAAAAGCACCGCTCTTATGCCAATTGTGCAAGCATCGATGTGGGTCATTATTCACAGTAACAATAGCAGCATCAGGAAATTGTTCTACAATCTGATCTAAATGCAAACAAAAATCATGACACTTGTGCAAACGTATAAGAAAAGGTTCTTCTGGTTGTGGGATAAAAACACTATCGAGTGTTTCTATAATCTCCTCACGATTATATTTGTGAAACTTGGTTATCCAATCACCAAACTCATTACCTTTGTTAAAGTATGCGCCATAATGTGTTTTTTCACCGTTTGGTTTGATCCACATGCGCTGTGGTGTAATGTCGGTGTTATCAGCATGCATTAATGCTCGCCGCAATCTTTGATCGACACTACTCCAAAAACTACCAGCAGGTCCAGTTACAAAGATACGTTTAATAATTTGTTTTTTCACGAATTATTTAAGAGTAGACTTAACCTCTTTAATATTTTGGAAGGTAACTTTGCCACCACCAAAACCATACTGCAAATCGACCAGGCGCTTTGCACTCGCCTGGTCGTTAGCATTAACTACTAATGTGAACTGTAGAGTAGGTGTTTTTGGTCTTGTAACAACACCTTTTAGTTCATATGCTTTCACGCACCATTCCTCATAACCGTTACTTCAGCAACACGCTGCCAACGATTGCCAACACTCTTCTTAAGGTCTGCTAACTTAAGAGCCGTGCGAAGTGACATTTCACGGAACTTTTTAGCATTTACCTTCATGAACGCAAGAATTTCTTCTTGTGCGGCATCGTCAAAATCATACTCACGGAACAATTCTCCGCTTTGTGCGATTTGCTGAATACGAAGATATTTATCGTGTTCAGTGTCAAGCGTCAAATCAATATAATGACAACGTGACTGCATGGCTTCAAGATGGTCTTGCAACTTCTTGGAGCGAATATGATCAAACTTCAAGTTGGTAATGAAGATAACGCCGCCCTTGAAGTCAAAATGATTTGGAATACCTTGCTTGTTAAGCAAGTTGCTGTCAGCATTCCAGTGGATGGTGCGTTTTTTACCGCTGTCAAGTGCTGCCTTGAGAATATTGAGTGAGAGTTCATCCATCAACACGCTATCGCAATCGTCAAATACCAGAACGCAACCGCTGTCGCTGTATTCATACAACTTGGCATAAAGACCAAGTGCTGTCATAGCACCCTTAACAACTTGATACTTCTTGCGACCAGCAACTTCATCCAACACCGAAACTTCGTTAAGGCGTTTGTGAACACCGTAAGACTTACCAACGCCAGGCGGTCCAACAACGATCATAGCACGAACGTCACCTTCTTTGACAGCCGTAGTCATGTCTTCAAGGATTTCAAACCGCTCTGCTATACGTGCGATGATTTGCTCATCAGTTTCTTTTACTTTTGGTGTTGCTACGGCGTGTGTCATAGTAGGGGCTTCCTCATTAGTATATTCAATTTGATGTGCGCCGTCAAGAACAATACGGCAACGTTTGCGATTGAAAGCAACGCTACCATCAACGCTGACATAACCACCACGACCAACCTTAGTGAATGGCGTTAGTAGCGGAAATACCATATTTTCAACTGGCATACCATTAAAAGTGCCAGACTTGATACGAACCGTAGAGCCTGCGTAAGTCATCTGTTTTCTCCATCAACAGGTTATATTAAGATAATATCATAGAATTAGGGGTTGTCAAGCATTATTTGCGACAAACATAGCATCATCATACCGCTCATAAGCCGCTGATAAATCATCATAATTTTCATCGCTAGGCTGCGGCTGTGGGTCATTTTGGTGGATACGGGTCCATTCTTCTGCCAAAAACTCGTGGATTTCAGCAACATCTTGGGCAGTTTCACCGTCAAAAAATTGACATTTTTCCATGACTTTCTCCATCGGCTATATTTTTATAATAACACAAATCGTGATAATGTCAACTATAAATATCACCATGGCTGACGATGGTCCAATCAAATATATCAATATAAAAACAGCAGAAATACCTTACTTTGATGAAGATGGACATGTTTCAGACAACGAAAAATATCAGTCTATACTAAATTATTACGAAGATGAAACAGAAAAAATGCTAGATGAAGGTTCAATCCTATCTTATACAAAAGAGTGGAGTAAAGATGGATTATCGCAAACACGAACAATAATTTATGCAAATGCTGCTGCATATATAGCATGGGAACATATGAAAGATTACCAAAATGTTCCTGAATATCATCAAGCCAGATGGGATTATTTTCAAGAAAATAACATAACAATAAAAAAAATATTTGATTTTAGTGGAAACTTTGATGCCAATAAGAAAAATCATTACTAGATATAGTCCAAGACCAAACCTACAATTTAATGATTTTCAAAAAACCGATGAAACAATTTCAGAGGGAAAAAGCAAAGTGCGTCACAAAAGAAATTGTATCAAAGATGGCACCATTTCATCTTTTTCAGAATCACGAAGCAACGATACTAGAACAGTAAGAAGCATTTTTACTTTTTCAGATTCAGAAAATTACAACAAATGGATGTTAGTAAGTGATGTAAAGAGTAAAGAATTTTTTGAAGAAATGGTAAAATTCTATATTAAAAATAAAGTTATTAAAACCACAGAACTTTTCTTTTCGGAAAAATAAATATTTGATTGGAGATATAGATGGCCGACGATGGACCAATAAGAATTACAGAAATAAAAACCAAAGAAGATATAAATCTTGATATGAGTGGTTTTATTGGTGATAACACAGAATGGCGATCACAGTTACTCACTATAAAAGATGCTATAACTGGTATGGTGGCAAATGGGTGGATAGTAAGCAAAACACAAGATTTAAGTGCAAATGGTCTTACCCATACTAGAACAACTACATTTGCCAATTCTTATTGCTATTTGTCCTATGAAACTCTTAAATATGAAGTCAAGACACAAGAATTTCAGATAGCAGAACATGCGTGGCGTATGGATAATAATATATACGTTAAAAAAATTATTGAATACTTAGGATCAGTATAATGCCATTAAAAAAGGTTATTTCACGTTATTCTCCTGTTCCAGATATTGAAAATAATGATTTTGCAACTACAGATGAACATCTTAATCAAATTCAATTGATTAAAACTAATAGAGATGCGCAAATTGAAAGAGGAATTATATCATATAAATCTAATTACTCTAGTGATGATAAATTGACTAGCATTACAGAACTTCATTTTCCAAATGCGCAAGCATATACAACGCATACTTCAGAATTACACGATATAATTGAATCAGCAAGTGCTGAGTATAAAGATGCTAATGCAAAATTTAGACATCAAAATCAATTTGTAAGAACTATAGAATTATTTTATACTAAAGATTAATATAATTCTCTCTAGGATAACGTTCACGATAATGACGTTCGCCTGGTTCTAAACTACGAGCCAATTCTACATAACTTGGATTACCGCTTTGCAACCAAGCCTCATGATCAAAACGCCAGTGAGGATTAGTTGGGTGGCGTGTAAATTGTGTAAAGTTATGATTTAATCTATCCTCTGGATGCGCAATAGGTTGTAGTTTTGCAACATATTCACTACGTGCCCACCAGAAATTGCCAGCAAAATGTGGCCAAGGTGTTGTATTATAATTTGTGCCAACTGCATCGGCACCTTCATCAAGTGCTTCAACATTATCACGCCATTTTTCAATCGTTGCCCAATTCATAAAATCACGCCAATCGCCTACATTAGGATCACCATAACGCAGCAAACCTTTTAGATGAATATAACAAATATAATATGGCTCACTTGCTTCACGTGCTTGCTGTAACATATACATAAGCGTTGGCCATTCGTGATATGCGGCATCTTTATTAATACCTACTAATCTCAACTTTCCTTCTGGATCATTAGTATTTTTAGATTGTAGCCATGTAGTAAAAGTCCATGGTTGACCATTCATACAAATATTAATCTCACTGGCAGCATCTCGTAAACCGCTGCTGTTTATCAAATCCCACTGTTGGTCCATTACGCTGTTCCAACCACCTAACTCATTTACATGCCAGAAAATCTTGATATTTGTCATAATAACCCTTGTTGATTTGGTGGAGAATATCAGAATCGAACTGATGAATCCGCCTTGCAAAGGCGGCGGTTTTCCACTAGCCTAATTCCCCAACTCTTATTAATATATATCCATACATTATATTTGTCAATAAAAACTATTTTGTTATAGACTCAAGAAACTTTGCGAACGATCTATCCATTCAAGAACTAAATCAGTTTCATTAAAATAATCATTAGCATTTAACACAGAATCTAAACAAAAAGGCAAACGGTTTGTTTCTAGCAATTCATACCAACTTTTATAAAGTTTTGGTTCATCTAAAGTTTTATATACAGCAGCACGCAACCAACCATTTTCTTTATCATATTGAAAATGTCCGCCACGACAATCAAAACCAGCACTAGCCAGTTGAACAATCAAACTACCCATAGAATAATTGTGATATATTCCAGAATTGTAAGTGTAGTTGATAGTTTGGCGTTCTGATTTAGAAATGATAGATTTTTTTATTGGAATTTCTACTATCAATAATCCATCTTCACGCAGCAAACTATGCCAGTTAAAAAGTGCATCTAGCGGACTACGTAAGTAATGTAGCGTATTATGACACCATATCAAATCCTGTTGTGGTATTTTAACACTATGTGCATCATCAAAATTCCAAGTCATACGTCCTTCTGTGCGTATTAGACCTGGTGAATTATCTACTGCCGTGACATTATAATTATAGCGACGACCATATGGATCACTAAGAGTTGCAAACCAACAAGCATCAAAACCTAATCCAGCACCCATATCACAAATATTTTCTATACTACTCATATAATCTTCTAAATTTGTAAGATGAGTGAGTGTAATTAAACTATGATTGTGGCTTTCTTCTGGTGACATTTTATTGATTTTATCCGTGTTATAGTATATATAATTAATAAGGATTGATAATGAAAATTGTTATTACTGGTTCAAATGGTTTTATTGGTAGTTATCTAGTAAAATATTATACAGAATTTGGACACAATATTATACCTCTACATCGTGGTGTCTGTGATCTAGAAGATGCACAAAGTGTAAAGAAATTTTTTAATGACAATAGATGTGATGTAGTAATTCATGCTGCTTTATATGGGCGTGAACAAGTTCATAGCGAGGATGCGCAATTATATGAACGCAATATTTTAATGTATGAGAATTTGGTAAGTAATCGTGATAGATTCCAAAAGTTTATTAATTTTGGAACTGGAATGGAATATGACACACAACGAGATATCAAATATGCTGATGAAGATGATATCTTTTATGTTGAACCTGCTGCTTTTTATGCTCGCGCTAAGAACACTATATCTCGTAGCATGGCTAATTATGAAAGTTTTTATAATCTAAGATTGTTTGGAATAGCACATTATAGCGAAGGCAATCGTTTTTTCAATCGTTTGCTAACTGAATCGCAATTTACAATTAGCGAAGACCGTGAATACGATTATTTTAATTTAGAAGACTTGCCACAAGTAATAGATTTGGTATTAGATAACAAAATAAAACATAAAGCCATTAACTGCGTATATGAACAAAAATATAAACTAAGTGAATTAGCAAAATTATTTTGTGACATTAAAGGTTTAGATTATAACAAAGTTAGTATCACCAATAATGGTCAAAAAAATTATACTGGCGATAATGCTAAACTTGCCAGTTATAATTTGCCTCTACTTGGTATAGAATTGGCGATGTTAAGATATTGATGCTTTGAACTCATCAAAGGTCATACGTGGAAAGTCAATATGATCAGCAACAAACCATGTTTCAATATGAATTTCAGGTTGTCTATCATAAACATCAGTTACTGCAACTTTGTAACCACGACTTGTAAGATATTCAGTTCCAAGAATGTTAAAATCTGTATTTGAACAATACAAATCGTGTTCAAAAGTAATGCAATTAAATTTGATTCCACTTTCAATAATGCGTTGTAGCGCAGCAAATGTTTGTGGTGCTGGATCAATATCCATGCTTAAGTATCCAATAGTGTTTGGCAACCCATTTTCACCAATAGCAGATGCATAATCTGTAAGTAGCGCATCTTGCCAATAGATTTTATTTTTTCTTTCGGTGCAATTGTCCCACAAATGCTTATAAGTAGGTAGGTTAAATTCAATACTAAATCCACGCCAACCATGTACAACTTCTAATTGATATGTATTGCTATTTTGGTCTGGATGTGCGCCACCTACTTCAATATAAGTTTTGTTACCACCGTTTGCTCTAAGTGCAAACTCATCTTGAAATGCTTGTGATCTATCTTTGTTAATAATTGGCGCATTAAAAATAGGTTTATCGTAATTCAACTTGTTTCTCCATTATTCGCTGTCAAATATAATTTCTGTAAGTCGTTGAATACAGCGTTCACGACTCCAATCATACTGAATTTGTTTTACATAATCTACGCCATTTTCAATTGTTTCACGCAAACTCATTTCAGGATATGGTTTTTGATATTGTAAAATATGTCTAAAAGTTGGGTTTTGCGATACTGCAATAGGACGACCGCTTGCTACTGCTTGGTCAGGCGCAGCAGCAATACCTTGTATGTGCCGTTGATAAAGAAACACATTTATAGTATTTTGACTGCACCAATCAATCAATTCATCTGTATTATAAAAGTTATGTGTAATTTGAAGTTCTACATTATCACGTGCTGCTGCATGACACTGTTGCAAAACTTGATTTAATAAGTTTTTATTTTGGTCAGCATATGCTGCTTGTGGAAGATTAAAACGTACAATTGATTTTTCAAATTCTGCACTTGCTGCTGCAACAATTAAATCAAATCCTTTATCTACTGTGACATATCCAAAACAACCTATAATAGGAACTTCTGGAATTATCTTTTTACCTTCAATAATTTTAGTTAACACACGAGGATAGTAATGGTAACGTGGGTCTGCAAAACGTTTAGTTGGGTCTAAAATTATATAACCATTAAACACATCAGGCACGTTAGCAATTACAGGGTGTTCTTCGTTGCTTACTTCCTCAACCACCATACAATAATTTATAGTATTCAACTTATGAAAGTGTGTGCAATCAATTTGTTCTAATTCTTTCATAGTATAAGGATGATAATTCCAAATTATAGTATCATACTTTGGCGGAGCCATACCATTTTTAAGAACTATGCGACCATTATAAAGTTGATCACGATCAAGATAATCTACTTCAACATAATCCATATGCCAGTTTTCACTATCTTCATTTATATCAAAAAAGGTAACGCCTTTTTCATAAATGGAACAATTGGCTTCACGTGTATTAACAAATAAAAATCTATATTTCATATTACTTTTCTAAGTGGTATCCACTTGTTTGTTTATTGTTTTTAATATCATCTATTGCACGTTCAATAGTGCGAACAGCAGGACTTGCAAAAGTGGTGCTACTAAAACGGAAATCTGCGCCAATATCTAAACCATATGGCAGCGTATCTTCTGGTTTATGACTAAAGTTTACAAATACTTTACTTTTATCAAGTAAGTTTTCTTTAGTATTGGCATAAGTGAATGGTCCGCTGTTCTTACCAACAATAAGTTTTACTTTGGTTGAAAGTAGTGAAATTTCACAAAGATCA